ATTATCTTCTTTCGTTTGTCAGCCGCCCCATGAGCCACTGACACAGTTCTATGCGTGGCAAACGTGAACAAATCATCACGCCATGCGCTGTCCATAATAGAAAGCGGACATATTACAAGCACTCTGTTTATTATACCTTGTTTTATAAGAAAATCAGATGCCCATATAGCACTTGCGGTCTTGCCTGTGCCTTGTTCGTTGAAACAAAAACCTTTTTGGTTTATAGTAAGGAATGATGCGGTTGAAATTTGGTGGTCAAATGGTTGGTATCTTCCTGTCCATGTGTATTTTGCTTCTATGGGTGATGGTGATTTTATACCTAGCTGATTCAGGCTCTGTGCTTCTTCAAGCCCCCAATTAACTATAACTTCATTATCGCCTACCTTTTTACTTTTAGGTATAGCATCTATGACTTTATTGGGGTCACGTAACCGTAGGCGTAAAGCCTTGTTGTCTATTATTTGCATTTCTCTCTCTCATTTTTTATATTTATTTTTTTCTAGGTCTTCCGCGTTTTCGCTTTGTGCTTTGCTCTAAGCTCTTCTTTGGCTTTTTTTGCAATCGCGGCTTGTCTTGGTTTCCCTGCGACTTTGGCTCGTTGCTCCACCACAGTAAGGATTTGAATCTTCCTAGCATACGGTTTATTAATGCGCTTAACCTTACGAGCAGTTGCTTGGGCATCTGCCACAGTGGCAAATTTAATAGGGACGGTATCTTTGGGGTTTTCATCTGTGTAAAGCCTCCTTCCTGTTCCTTTCGGTTTCTTTCCTGTTCCTGTCTTAGGATCTTTTGTCATTTCTTTTTCTTCTTCTGTCCATTTCTTGCCCTGTTCTTTGATGGGCTTTCTAACTTTGTGCCGTCTTTGTTTGAGCCACCTTTGCTTAACATCTTATTGTGTGACACGTCTTTGCCCTTACGATTAATCCCCTTTTTATCATAAGCCCTTCTAGCACGTTGGCGCTCCATCCTGTCTGGATGTTCACCTCGCTCTTTTTGTTTTTTATATTCCTTCTTGTAGGGTCTGGGTGATTTAGTGTACGGCATCAGTTACTCCCATTATATACACATTCTATTACCGCGCAGTGCCTACGGCATAATCCACTTGGTCGTGCGTTCCATATGTCATTATCGTGTGCGACTTGCATGCGATCATAGTTAGCTAACCATTTACCCCATAAGTCTGTCAACATATCTATTGTGTATTTTGCTTTTATAAATTTGTTAGCCACAACAAACATCAAAGCCGCGTTGACCTGTTCAACTGTGGGAAAGTGTTTAAATGTAGCCATCGCCATAAGCTCCAGTTGTCCTTTATCTGCATATTGGGCATTACGTCCAGTCTTATAGTCTACCACCCATGCTTTCGTGTCGTCAACTATTACCAAATCCGCTATGCCACGCCACCATACGTTTTTATCTTTGAACCCACATGGCTCAAGCTCTGCGGTCAGACCCATACGCATCTCTGTAAACTTGTTACCCTGTCTGCGTTCAAGTGCTTCGAGGGGACCTTTGAGAAAAGCAAACCTGTCTGGTATTGGTGTACCATCACGTATGAAGTCCTCCGCTACAGCATGCAGTTCTGTGCCGTAACGCATCGCCTCTGTGTGTGGCTCTTTATAATCTTTAGCTATTTTCATATGGTAGAACTGTTTGGGGCATTGTTCAAACGCCTTTATTCTACTATACGACCAAGGTGCTATACTCACTCACATTCTCCATAAGATTTGCCTTTACCTGATTCACAATCTATCGGTAAACCCTCTGCCCATTCTGGTGGTTGACGCATACATTCTTCGATGTATTCTTGTGCCTCGTCCACCTCTTCGTCTTTGACACAACACGCAATACTGTCATGTACTGTCAAGACAACTCTATACCTCTTGGCTATTTGTAACATCTGTTCACCAATAATGCAACGAGCTATGGCTTGGCACACATTCTCTATTATCTTACCACCATATATCCGCACACGACCACGCCTTGTCTTGTAGTCAAACTCCACACCTTTATCTGTCGTAGTGAACTGTAAATCGTCATAACGTAAGTGTAGTCCAGAGGGTAGAAGTATCTTGCCATCTTCTACAAACAAAACACCATACAAACCAAACGTGTTGCCATCTTTTAGAAACAACTGAGCGTCACGCCATAACTTGTTTATCTTGTGGTTCGCCTCTCTGTATATCTTTATGACACGTCGTGCTTCATGTAGCTCCATGTCAAACCCAAATGTCTTGAGTTGATCTTGGAACTTCTGCGCTCCCATGCCATACCCTGCGCCTAGGATTGTAGTTTTACCAACAAATCGTTGGTCTTTCGTAATTTCGCTTTCTGCTACACCGTATATTTTTGATGCCATCTTCTTGTAAACATCTTCACCCTTGGCAAACGCCTTTGTTAAATCGTCTTGTTCGGCAAGCCACGCCAACACTCTTGCCTCAATCTGTGCTGAGTCCGCGTCTATTATAGAATACCCTTGTGGTGCAATTATGCCACGCTTTAGCATGTTTGCGTTCGCGCCACGGCTAGGTAAATTCTGTAAATTTATCTTATCATCACCACCCCAACGTCCTGTATGAGCCGCGTAATATCTAACAGGTACAGGCAAAGTGCCTCGTTTTGCTATGTCGATAAACCTTTGCGTCCTTGTTTCTTCTAGTGTGCTTTTATTACCCAACCTGGCCGCAACAAGTGATTGAACTCTCTCGTCCTGATGTGTTAACAGGCGTTTGAATCCTTCATCAGACTTGGCAAAAGCCCATGTCTCCTTACCTGTAGTGGGGCTTATCTTCTTAGGAGGTGATACATCATATGCAGCAAGTAACTTCGCGAATTTGTCGTTACTCATCAAATCTTCTTTAGACGCACGAGCGTCCATGAGTAACTCTTCCTTGTGTTGACGTGTGCTAGCAAGGTGGTCTTCTAACAAGTCCAAGTTCAGATCCAAAACAGGCTCTACGAACATACGCAGTGACAAGTCAATAAGCTTAAGTTCTTTCTTCGGAAAGCCCTTTGCCATGATTGTAAACAAGTCGTATGTCAAGTCTACATCATTGACAGCATAGTCACCCAAGCGTTCTAGTTCTTCGTCGGTGAAGTCTTGTCTATGTTTATCAAGAGTGTTCTGTATCTCGTCACCCTTCTTACCCACACCATACTTCTGAGACAATGCACTAAGTGAAGCACTGCTTTCTACGCCATTTACAGCTCTCGCTATACAAACTGTATCAGTATAAGCACGAGGCTTAATACCAAATACCCAAGAGAGGATAGCACCATCAAACATAGTATTGTGAGCAAGTACCATCGACTTTTCCCAATCAAAGGTCTGTAAGTATTCCTTAAGTTGTTCCTGTGTACCACTTGCCCACTCCGTTTCTCCGTTGTTGACTTTGATAGCGACCCCAAGAACTTCAAACCTAGGGTCGCGTACGTATTCTTCTGTAGTCAGTTTTTTTAAAGAATACTCTTTGTTGTAGTATGTTTCAAAATCAAGAGTGATTAAGTCCACGATTCTTCTCCTTTACAGCGCACTCGTATTCAATACCGACGTACGCCATGTTATCTACGTAGTGATCTTTTTTCAATGGACTTGTCTGTCGCCTTGCTAACTTCGTCGCCTGGTGGACCAGAGTGATGTCTCTCGCTGTAAGACGTTGTCCTGTGATAGCATTATAGATGCGGGCAATATGTTCGTGGTTGTCCACAGCATCACCATAGTCTTTGTTACGCTCTGTAGCAGTGAGGCTCGACGCTTCACCAAGTAGCTGACAGCGGACAGGTGGTTTAGACTCAGCTATGATAACTTCTTTTGGTGTGCCTGATTCGTTTATAATCTTCAAGGCATAGCCATACGATACCTTACACGCCTTCGCTACTTCTTTGGGTTTTGCAAGCCTATTTTTGAGTATATACTTCCAAACTCTTTCTTTCTTAGCACTTGTACGCATTTTGATTTCTCCTCTTCTCTCATTTGTTTAATTAAATAATCTCTGTGCAACTTGGCGTTCTCACGTGCCTTTTTTAATCGCTCAGATACCTTTCTAACAATAACAGTCATTTCTTCTTACCTTTATTGTTAAACTGGTCAGGTTGAATAAGACCTTTTGCAATGTCACGTCTTACCATGTCTTTGTACTTCTTGATTACCTCTGGTTTGAAGTGACGCACTTGTCTCATTTTGTCGTCTTTGGGTATCGGCTTTAATTTAAATCTGTCATCTGTCATTTCATAAACTCTGGTTTTGGTAAAGGTATTCTAACTTCCTTTATAAAGTTGTCTACCTTCACGCAGTTTGCTTTTCCGATTATTGGGTCACGCACTTGCTTTAGGCTTTGCGCTACATACATGCACGTTTCGTGATCGTGGAAGTGAACCCTGCCCATATGAATATCGTCTCCCATTATGTCAGGAACTGTCAATAGGTGTAATACATAGTAAATTGTTTTCATGTCTCTCTCTTTCTCTTTGGTTGCCCCCCTTCTGTGAGGGGGGTCTAAGTTTTTACATGCACTACCATGATGAAGTTACAGGGAAGGATATATTATAAACCTGCCTTCATTGCAGTGGATTTCGATTGCGATATGCTTACATGTGTGTCCTCAACGCTCTCACTGCTTACGTCCTACCAAGACAAAAATAATAAAAACTTGGTAGATTATTCGTACTGAACTGGGAAGTCCATTTCTATTTGTTCGGGTTTGGGGTCTATACCTTTTAGTATGTTTTCTATATCCATCATGTTATTTTCATTAACCACACAGGCTATGCCTCCCGCTCCACCTATGTCTGATAAGTTCTTATCCTGTAATGCTGTAGGCTTGTTCTTTCCTGACTTACATTCAAACGCAAAGAAGTTACCTCTATGGCAACCAACAATATCAGGCACTCCGCTACGTCCATACCCACCTGTGACTGGGTAGAAGTAATACGCTCCTAATTGTTTTAGCTGTTCGGTTACTTTCTTTTTTACTTTTGCCTCTGGGGTCATTACCATCATTGCGTCATATCCTTTCAAAAACTGGTGTCACTGGTTTCTGAGGGTGAGTCG